ATGTTTAGTGAAAATGTCATTACAGATATTATCTATTGGATTGAAGAAAATTTAGAGAAAGATCTAAAACTTGAGAATGTTTCACAAAAATCAGGATATTCCAAATGGCATCTTCAACGCATGTTTAAAGAGCAAACAGGATTAACATTAGCGTCTTATATTCGAGCAAGACGACTTTCTTGTGCCGCGGTTGAATTACGCTTACAAAAAACGCCACTACTTGATATTGCGTTAAAATATCGTTTTGACTCGCAACAAACTTTCTCAAGAGCGTTTAAAAAGCTGTTTAATATGACGCCCTATAATTATCGCAGAAAAGAGAATTGGCAGGCTCATGGCTTTACATTACCGTTAAGAAAATTTAGTGGTTTTAATTTAGATATCGAAATCGTCACTATTGATTCTCTCTCTTTAACGGGCATAGATCACACCTATAAAGCCAATGCAATCGATTGGAATTTTAGTACAGAAAAATCACGAGAAGAGTACTGGAAGGTATTTTTTCAAAATGCGCTCTACAAACATGAGCGGGTTTATGCTTTACATAATATTTTATCTAAGAAAAATAATGAATTAACGATAAAATATGCAACAATGATGGAAAATAAACCTGAAATGTATAATGCACAATTTTTGCATAAAGCACATATCGAGAATGCTAAATATCTTAAATTCACGATCCCCGAAAAATTACTCACATTAGAGTATAAAGATATTATCTATAATATTTATGGTATTTTACTTAGAAAGTTAAATATACCTAGAAAAAAAGGATCACCCGATATTGAGGAATATATTTTTAAAGAGGAATATCCGGTTTCTAGCCTAGCTTATAAACCAATTCCTTTAGTGAAAGACGTGAATTACTATATTCCGATTGAAATTGATACTAATGATAAAAAATAAGATAAACTCTCTCAAAACCATCTATTTCTAGATGGTTTTTTATTTAATACGCCATAAGAAATTCTTTTTTACTTAATAAAACAATAGATAATTTCAGGATCATTTTCATCAAGGTTTTCAATACAACCACTTTCAATAAATCCTAACTGAGCCAGCATATTTCGCATTGCATGATTAGATTTATTGGTTGAGGTAAATAGCTTATTTCCTTGTGTATTTTCTTGAAAATAAGTCATCAAGCATTTTCCATAGCCTTTTTGGCGATATTTTTTATCTATCATCACTAGTTCAATAAATGGCTGATTGAAAAAGTGATGATGAATAACACCATAACCCACAATCTGTGCATCCACTTCAAGAAGATAAACAGCTTGGCTAGATAGCCAAGCTTTAATTTCGTCAACACGCGAAGCATCCTGTTGAGCATAGGTATCTAGCTCAATAAGCGCAGAAAGATGATGGTGTGTGGCTGGGATTATTTTCATGGTGTTAACCATTAAGGATGATGATTGAAAAATATACATATATATTTTTTAAAAGCTAATTTTTCTAATAAAAAATCACCTCTGTCATTCGCAAATATAAACCGCTTTTATTCCTTTATTCTTTACAACAGTTGCCGTCAATCTTTTACCACCATTTGAAGTTTTAAATCTTGTGTAGCTATCACCATAGCATGTGACAATAACTTCAAAATTATCTTGAGGTACAAATGAAAATGAACAGGGGCCATCTATACCTCCGGAATCCTCTGTCATTACCATTAATAATTTTCCTCTAATGTCCTCGCTTAATTCCATTACAGCTCCATCCCACAATCCTTCTTTTTCATTGTAACCAACTCGTTTTAACCCTCCTTTCTTTATGTATTTATTATCTGATTCACCTTTGGAATAACTATAACCAGAAGCTAAATAATTCCCTTTTGGTTGATATTTACTATCAGACTCACCTTTTGAATAACTATAACCCGATGCTAGATAATTCCCTTTTGGCTGGTATTTTCCATCTGATTCGCCTTTTGAATAACTATAACCTGATGCTAAATAATTCCCTTTCGGTTGATATTTCCCATCAGACTCGCCTTTTGAATACGCTCCTACATCACCTGCGGTCGGTTTATTTTGACTATTAAACTCTTTAGCCCAAGGTGTAAAATTACCTTTATCATACTGGCTACGAGAATAAATACGGCTAGTGTTATAAACATAATACAGCTGAGTAATACCCGCATTTTTTAAAACAATTAAAGTACCCGCCATCGCTTCTGGATAATTTAAGTTTGTCGTTGCATTCGCATTTGCAGGCTGGAAATAAATACCCGCCGTTTTATAGTTATTTAAATTTTGATTTGCACCAATTGAAATCGCCTGATTAGAAAAAATATCTTGCGATGTTACCGTCACATCACCACTCAATGGCTTATCATTAACTTTACGCGTTGTGGCAACATAACTACCTTTAGCTTGATATTTATTATCTGCTTCAGATTTTGAGTAACTATAACCCGCAGCTTGGTAATTTCCTTTCCCCTGATATTTACTATCAGACTCTGCTTTAGTATAGCTTTCACCTTTATTAGCATAATTTCCTGAAGGTTGATAACTTCCTTTTGGCTGATATTTACCATCCGATTCTGCTTTGGTATAGCTCTCACCTTTATTGGCATAATTTCCAGCAGGGGCATAATTCCCTTTAGGCTGATATTTGGTGTCTGATTCCGCTTTTGAATAGCCATAGCCTTCAGCTTGATATTTACCTACTGGTTGAAAGCGTTTATCTGCATCACCTTTAGAATAAGCACCAACATCATTTGCATTAATATCAGCTTTTAATTCAATCCATGCATTACCTGCGACTGGCTCAACATTATTATTTTCGATTTTAGACTGCCAAGCTTTGTTTTTATGATAAACCACACTACGAATAGGGTAAGGTTTACCCGCTTCCGACCACTTAGCAAAACCCTGCAATTGCATTTCACCAATAGACTCGGTGATATCGTGAAATAAACTATTCATTTTTTCACGTTCAATATCTTTCGCAGCCGGATCAGTCACTTGGTCACGTTCATAGTCATAACCATAACCTTGTGTATAAGAGACAGAGCCATCAGGTTGAGTTTCAACAGGCACAACTGTTTTATCCCCTTGTGTTGCAAAGGGGGTTTTAAATATTTTAGTCATAGGGATTATTCTCCGAAATTACTCTTCAGAAAGTTTTTACGATATTGACCATAGCCAAAAGCTTTTTTGGTTATGATGCGATATTTGACACCTACACCTGAAGGGCGAGGCATTAAATCGAAGTTTTCTAATAAAAGACGTAAACGTTCATCTGGATTAAAATTAAAAACGTAATACATATACGTCATATCAAAAGGATCGAGCACAAAGACTTTGCTATCTTCACGCCAGAAAAAACGTTTAAGAAATTCGTTAATATTGGTTACAGTAGGACTTTGAGTGAGATTGAAATAACGCATTCTCACTAGCATTCTTTTTTGATCTAAAGTTAGCGATAACGTGTAATCAGCATTTCGTCGAAAGTTTGCCTTAAAATTGGTTTTCTTTTTACCAAAGCCAAAACCTATCTTATTTTTATCACTAGGAGGAATATCAATTCCTAAAGGCACATCTAAAATACGTGACCATACTGATAAACCAAAATCGTTAGCTGTATCAATATTAAAGACATCTCGATACCAGTTTTGCCAAAATGAAACCGTAGATTGATTAAAGTAAGTGGCTTTTAAATGTGCTAATGCTTTTAATTTATCTGCATTTTCATATTGCCAGAGGATCGCTTTTAGTAGATCAGAATGAAAATCAAATTCTTGAATATTCATGCGATCACCACTTGTACCGCCCCTTTTGGTAATCGGGCAATTTGATTAAGTTTGATAGGAATTAATGCAACATTCCAATTCTTTCCGTCTGTTGAAAGCTCAACTTTAGTGACAAATAAATGAGGCTCAACCGCATTAATCGCTGCTGAAATTTCAAAAGGAGAAACCTCTCGCCCAACCACCAGCCCATTATCTCCATCTATTTCACCCTGAACCCATTTCTCTAACGCATTAGGAATAATGGTTTGCGCATCAATATTGGATTTTTTTACAGACACACGGCAAAACACAGGCACTTCTTTCGGACGTGAAAACTTAATAGGATATTCTTGCCCACTTGCTGGCTCTATTACATTTATTTCAATATCACCATTAAATGCAGCGCCTATTGTTTTTGTTCTTAATAATGATTTAGCAATTTCATGGCTATCTCCACCTTCTACACACACATAAATGCTATGAGGTAATAATGAGATACCATCGACAACCAACGCTTTATCATTAAAATTTTCACGAAAAGAAAGAGAATTAACGCCCTCTAATTCATATAGCGAAGAGGTAATTGCTTCTGCAACACTGACTGTATTTTTAGCTAATGTTTGTTTACGCCGACGCTTTGCCTTTATATCTGACTCAGCATGGCGACCAACAACAGCATGGGTTAAGTTATTCACTTTTTCCCATCCTAATACAGAACTTGCCACTTTATTTAATTGCCCAACGCCACAAGTAATAGGACCATATTCTTTGGCTCGCATATCACCTTTAATTTTCCCGTTATTAGCGATAATTAATGGTGATAATGTTTCAAAAATAGCACCTGTTATTGTGAGAGCCTGAGAGCCTTTAGGAATAATAGTACCGGGAATACCAGTAAACTCGACATCACTTAAATAGGAATGTGTGGCATTAATACGCTCTCCGCCCATTAACGCCCATATTGCATCGAGAAAAACACCACCAGCAATATCGGGATTTATTTGATTTGCAAGCTCGGCATTATTACGAACAATGGCATCTCTATTTTCAATTTCCATAGTTGCCAATACCCCTTGTGGGGTTTCTGGCGATAAATTAATAGATTGACCAAATACAGCGCGAAATTCATCTTCGACATTATTTCGTAACATCGATGTGTCTGGAACAATCACCCCTTTATTATTAATATAACGATAGTCAGCCATTCAATGTAAATCCTCCATATATCGTGCGTATATCTGCCTGATATTTCAATGTCCCCTCTTCTAGAAAAGCATGGAAATAAGTGATAGCAACAACTTCCTCTATTTCAGCAATACGTTGTCGAAATGCCATTTCGAATAAAGGAATATCAACTTGTCGGCTAAATGTTGCAGACCAATAAGGAATTCCTTTATCTTTTTTATGTAGCATTTCACCGCGTACAGCTTTAATAAAATGCTGACAAAGATTTTTTACTGCATCATCGTTGTCACAAATTTGAAAGTTACCATCAGCACCTATCGCAAAATCATTCTGCTGGTTTATTGAAAATGTCCTCATATTGGACTCCCTGTATTATCTTTCCCTGATTGCACCCCACTATGAGTATGTGTTGAGCCGATATCTTTTCCGTTATGGCGCATCAGTCCACCTTGTGAATCGCTATTACCATTTACGGCATAATTACCATTAACAGTCACATTGCCAGTAAATATCGTTTCAGGTGCATTGATTTCATATTTTGGGGCTTCTAATACAACTTTATCGTTGTGAAGAGAGAAACAGACTGAGCCATCCATTGATTGAATAACTAAGGCATCAATGTTCTTCCCATCAATTGCCCATCCTTTGATCGTGTCAGGAAAAAACATCGCATCACTAAACGAATGTAATCGTGTTGTATTGGGTTGATCTTCCAAACCACCACGTTGAAAAATAAGGCTAATGTCGCGATCGCTCGCCTTTAGCCAGCCAAAGTCACCCGGTTTAATTGGCGCTCTAATAAAAAAACCGCCACCACCAAATCGAAACACGGGAATATTAGCAACCGGCGCCCGAGAGATTTTTTCATCATCCGTAGTCAACATCATGACCAAAGGTTTGATCATGGCTCGATTGGTTTGCTCATCATAATTAATGACGGTTGCGGGTAACATATCATCGGTATTCATCATTAAATGGCGAAATGCAGACGAAAAAGCCCCTGCCAATGAACCAACACTGGCAATATCATTATTGGGTTTACTCATAATTAAGCTCGTTTACACGTTGCGGTATAAGTGAAATCTGCATCATGTGAAGCAACTTTAAATTCAAGTTGTTCAATAATGTAATCACCATTTAGTGAGGTATTTAATTTGCTATCAAGGCGAAGCATTCCGCCTAGTTCAGAGGTACTATCGATAAGATAACTCACCGTTAAGCCACTCTCAGTGGCTTTGGGAATACCAATCATGCCTGAGTTCATATTCAAAATACGAAATCGGCTTTTTAATGCTTTATCATCATCTTTTACAAATAACGTATCATCATCAATAAAAGCTTTAACATTTCCCGACTCTTGTAAACGCTCTATTTGATGTAATGCAGAGCCGCAATAATACCAATTAGCAATATTCTTATCGGTCGCCTGAAAATCCAATTTCACACCACAATCATTGGCAATGGCTAACGCGATTTCACTCAATTTTTGAATAGCGCCACCACTAGAGGAAATAATTTTTCCAGAACAATGATGGCTGGTTTTTGCAGATAACGTTACGGTAACATCCGGAGGAGAGTCTATTTCTGCACTGACAATATCGCCAATAAAAAGTGAGAATAGCCCAGAGTTAATTCGACCAACTTCTAAATAAAGTCGTCGGACTTGCTTATTTTTATTATAAGGACTTGTTTCCGTCAGCAAATAATCTCTTGTCTCGGTATTAAGCCCTGTAATAGCGATTTTACATTCGTTTTGTAATGGATTTGCATATTTCTTTCCTCCTGCTGATATACGCAATCCTTCATACCATTGAAGCCTTTCACCGACCTCAATCCCCACCCTTATTCGCCGAAGATCCATCTTCATCACTCCAATACACTAATGATTGTGTTTTTGTAAATTCCTCATACCACGGTAAAGCATCATTTTCTGTTAGAAAGATTAAATTAATTCCTTGGTTTAAATAGCGATAAGGAATAATAGGTGTATTAGCAACTAAGCGAATACCAGTAATAAGGACTTCACCATCTCGCTCAATATCACAAAACATTGTTTGATTAGCGACTTTTAGCGTAAATGTCCAATCAACACCGCCTATTTCGACAGAAAATCGCTGATTAGGAATAGCTTGTAATGGAATAATCTGCATTTTATCTATCTCCTATTTTTCTTTTTTTCCTGCTTGTGTTGATTTTTTACTTTTGACATTTCCACGATTAACTGTTGAGGTTTGCTTTGGTTTTTTGGTTGATTTAGAGGATTTTTTATTATATTCGGGTTCTATTGTTTTCCATTCTGTAAATTTAAGTTTTAATTCGATGGCATTCACTTTTTGGGGATCTTCATCGTGAGTCAAACTTTCTAACAACATGGGTTGATAGGTTTTAACTCTGGTTTGAATTCCCACTAATGTATGTTCATCATAAAGCTGCTTTATAATAGAATAACGATCTGCGATATCACCCGTTAATAGCAACTCGACACCTATACTAATAGGATTAATAATGACGTGATCGCCACGATTTTCGCCATTCTCGACCGCAAATTTAATAACTTGATGACTATCCGTAATTGAAACCTTCATCGGATTAACGCTATCAAATAGCGTTGCGAATGACTCTAAATCAAAGATCCTAACTTCAGTTATCATAATTAACTCTTTAATCCGCTAGAGTGTTGCTGTGAAATTTCTTTAGCATTTTTATCATACAATACTTCACCCAAAGCTTTCGCAACAGCTGGGCCATCAGTGGCTTGTGTTTCAATTCTGATCTCACCAACTTGAACATTATTTTCATGTTTAATGCTTGATTGGTTGCTGATCATTTGGCTGGTTATTGGGTTTAAACTATTTGCCGAAGACAGTGTTAATCCGTTATTTAATGCATTTACATCTAGTGCTGGATTGTAATACCGTGTTGCTGGTTTTGGCTGTGGTATGGTGTAATTGAGACTACCTTCATCAGATAATTGTCGCTCTACTTTTTGAACAACAGTGACCTCTTTTTCAGCATCGTCCATTCCCAAAAAGCTTTTTGCTGATTGCCAAATTCCTTTTATAGAGTCAATACCTTCATTAACCCAACCTAATATTTTCTCTATATATTCCCACATCCAACTAAATACACTAACCACTGCATCAGAGACAAAAATAAAGACACTAATTATTGATTGCCCCCACTCGATAATATTATTAATGCCCGCATTAAGCGCTATAACGAATTGATTAAATGCGTCAGATATATAATTCCAAGCAGCAATAAATTGTTCAGCAAGAACCTTTGAAGCAATCTTTAAAGATTGAACAAAAACTTGCCATGCTTCCCATACCACCATTATTGCGTCTTTAAGCGCGGGGTATTGATCCAAAATACTGCCTATCATTGAATCATTACCATTAATAAAATTCATAATATCGTCATAGACGAGTTTAAATGCCGTCGCTAAGAGACCAATAACAGCTGCAATAGCTAATATAGGAAGCGCAGTTGCAAGTGTAGCAACTGCCGCAGACACCATCGCGGGCAGATAATAAATAGCAACAGCGCTACCAATAGCTGAGAAAAAACCGATAACAAAATCTTTATTCTCAATACAGAAATTAACTAATTTATCAAACCACGTTATTCCTTTTGCAAGAACAGGAATGATTATCTCCAAAAAGTTATTTTTTAATTGCGCAGCCAATTGATCAAATTTATTCATTACTGCATTAAGTTGAATAGAACTTTCGATACTTTCATCATTAATGCCGGAGAACTGTTTTTGCACCCCCATTGTGCGTTCTAATTCTTCCCGACCTTTCATCATTAATTCAATGGTTTTTTCGTCCACAACACCCAATTTTTCCAGCTCTTTTTGGGCTCCTTCAAAGCTCATTTCTTTGACTTTGTCTGCGGTTTTTAATAGTTGTTCAATAGGATCTTCTGTATCAGTAAATGCATTTGCCATTGCAGTTAAATCGGCTTGAGCAGCTTCTTTTGTGCCCCCCATTTCAGCCATAGCACCAGAAAAAGCATCGATATCGATAGCCGCGATACCTATTTTTTTACTCAGTTTATCTAATGACTCTATTTCTTTGGCGCGATCTAATGAAGCAGAAAAAACCTTTTGCAAAGCCCCCGTAATATCCTTAACACCTATGGCATTAAGAATATAATCCTTCATTTTCTCTACAGTTTTTTGATAGCTTTTACCTGTTTCATCAACGCTGTCGCCTAATCGACGTTGAGCCTTCGCTTCTTTAACTGCGGCATCAATACCTTGAGTTTGCATTGTGCCAATAAAAGTATCGTAATCGGCACCTAATTGCTTAATGAGCGCATCGATAGCAATTTTACTTTCTTTATTTTTCTTCTCGGCTTCAGTTAAAGATCCCAATTCATTATTCAGTGAGGATAGTTGATCCTCCATTGCATCATATTCAGCATTGAGACTTGCTAAAATATGGGCTTCAGCCGCGCCATTGTTATTAACCAATCCTCTTTGGTAATCTAATACCGACATAGAATTTTTTAGCAAGTCAATACTTTGTGTTACTGAATTAATTTTATCTTGAGTTTCACTAATATTAAGATCAATATTTATTGGTTCATCAAGTGATAAGCCCAATATACCCACTAAGATTTCTTGCAAGAATTTATCAAACTCTTGCGTCCCCATTAGTGCGCTTTTAACAATACTTTGAATTGAATTTTCAACGATTACAGAAGCACTTGTAATTTCATCACTATTAAATGAAATACTTATGTCATGATCTTCGGGTAACTCACCAAGATTGAGATGAATTTCTTGAACAAAATTATAGAAACTAGTGATGCCTCCTGAAACACCCTGCTCAATATTTTTCATCTCAACAAGGATTTCATCTGCCGATTTTCTGATATTTGCTAATGCACTATCAGATACTTCAGCCTCCAACATCAGTACCTGAGAAAATACTTGTAATAGAGACATTATCTCTCCTTTGACGCCGCAAGCGCCTCGTTATAACGATTAGTAATCGCGATCTCCCACAGATCAAAGGCTTCTTCTAGATCTATAGTTGTTTTGAGTTCTGTGAAGGAGGCGAAACCCGCGGAGATGATGACTGCAAAGAAGCCATCAGCGTTTTTATAATCGACGGGAGAGAACCGCTGAACTTGCCTAGAAGGTATTGTAGGAAATTTTGGCTCCCGTCTTTGCCGAAAAAACTGGTGTTATACTTCAGCATTTCGAGTTCAAGGCGGATCAAAGCTTCCCCATCGGGTACATGATTATCAATTAATGTGCTGGTTTTTAGATAAATTTCTTGCCCTTCTTTTTCGACTACTACATAAGCCATCATTTTTAACATGGCTTCTTTGCTAACTTCATAATCACCAATTTTGGGTGCATTTGATAAAGGGTATTTAGCAAGAATTTCTCGTCCAATCGTTGCAGGCAATCGGCTAATAATAAAAGTGTGTTCTTCACGATCACTATCAATAACAGTGATCTCTTTGGGTTTAATTAACATAATTAAATTCCATAAAAAAGGCGACCGAAGTCGCCATTAGATGAATAAGAATAACGCTAAAAATTAACGAGCTCTGACACGATCAAAGTCTTGGAAAATGAAGGTGTATTGCTTAGATTTAAGGCGAGCATTGTTTGATATTGAATTACCACGGCTACCATTAGTAATTCGGCCATTACGAGCAGTGGTAATAGAACCATCACCATAAGAAGCCACTAGTGTAATAATATCGCTTGCATGACGACGTCCTCGTCTTGCTGTATTTGCATCAAGTAAAATAGCCAAGTTTTCATCTTCTTCGCTTCCTGCTAATACGTTGATTATCACAGTTTGAGGTGTAGGTGCCGACCAACTCACTAAATTACCATTAATATCTACTGCGGTTGCTGTAATATCGACAGCTGGTAAATCTAATGGATCACCCTCATCCGAAAATGTGGTAATAGGAATACCTGCAGGAAATGTGTTGCTTGCCTGAATAATTAAACTCAAACCTGTTGCTGAAATATCGTTCATTGTTTGTTCCTTAAACTAAATTGTGTGAGCCTTCAACTTTACGAACCCAATCGCCTTTACCGTAAATTAATACATATTTCATAGTGTATTCTGGTAAATTTGAAGGGCCTGTTTCTTCAACGATTTCAGCGTTGTACCAATAACCTTTGTTTTGTACATCGTGCCACGCTAAATCATCACCAGCTGCATCCGTAATTGCGATTTTTTGTACTTCAGTCAGCTTTTTGCTGGTAAGAATAGTGCCATTGTTTAATGCTTTCGTAACAGCGCCGGCAATAACCATCATTGCTCTTGCTTCACCATCTTTATTAGCTGGAATACCGCGGGTGGAAAGTAATAAGCTTAACCATTGCTGTGCGATATAGGCTTTTAGCCATTGCTCATTACTATGAATACTCATATCTAATGGATTAGAAGCATTTCCACATAAAAATCCACGTTGATAGAAACTAATATCAGTGCCAGTAACAGCCGTTTCGCCATAATAGTTAATGCGTAATTTATCTAATCGATCAGCCGCAATATCTGTTTTAACTTGAGATGGGAAAGTGATACCAAATTGGCGATACATATAGTTAGTGGTCGCGTTTGTGCGATCAAAATCTGTTGCCGCCATAATTGCCATAGGTAGAGCTTGAACAAAAAAGCCATCATCTGTTTTTAAATTTAAGCCCGTTGATGCGGTACCGATTAATGCTTTACTGTAAATTTCGGCTTGTTTATCTGGAACTGACAAATAGAGCTGATATTTTACATTTTCGCCTGCAATGTACTCTGCTAGTTCAACGCTTTGCTCGACCGTAAGTTCGGTCAAGAATGTCACACTACCAAATGAATCAGAAATGGCTTCGGCAGCAATAAATGCTTGAAGAGCCGTTTGTGCCACATTCCCTTCAGATGCTTCACCATCACTTAACCCCATAGCATCGGCTAAAGGTGAATGTTCCATAGTGATCTTCGCTTTTTCTTGTACACCGCCACTCATCAAGAAAGCACCATCAAGTGCATTAAAAGTGACATAACAATTTGCAAATTGAGGTTCACTTTCAGCATTTAATTTAGCTTGGATCAGAGAGGCAACATCAGCGTAAGACTCTGCATCTTTTAGAGAAATATCAGTAATATTTTTAGAGATATCACCGATAGTTAAAGTAAATGCTCCCTCTTCAATCAGCTTTAATTTATCAAGAGTTGCTGCTGGCGTACCAAACAATGTCGGTGCCCGACCTACAGGTTCAAAAGAAGCAATTTGTAGCTCTTTAGGTTTACTAATAGGCGCAGGGCTAACATAACTAAAATATTGGCGAGCAAATTTCGCTTCTGGTGATCCTGCACCAAGCAACTCATCCACTTGCCCACTGGCAAACTCAAGTACTTTACCTGCTGGAATTTTAGGGTTTGTTGAGAAAATACGGGCTGTAAGTTTGCGCATAGGTGCAGCTGACGCACCAACAACCGCGCTCGCAATATCAATATAGCGAGTTTGTTTAATAGACATATTTATCCTTAAATACGAAATAGATTAGAAATAAGTAAATTTGTTGCAGCAGTGTCTAAAGATAACGTACTGGAAAAAGTGATATTAAAATCAAATGAAGGATTATGCTCATAGCTATTTCCAGCATTCATTATCGGTGCTCGTCTAATTTCGCTCGCCCGTTGTATCCCTATTCCCACTTTTCTCATTGATTCAACAAAAGACAACGAATTAATAATCATTCGAGTCATTCTAACTAAATCACCTGCTGTTAAATTTGGATGTTGTTTAATAAAACCTTGAACCTGAAACGTTAATTCAATCAGTTGTTGTTCTTTATGGTTTGCATTATTACCTTGAACATTGTAATTCCTTTTTTGCCAACCTTGGCCAACCTCCTTTATAGGAAAAAACATAATAATATTACTATCTTGTCTTTTCTCTGGCTGAAAACCAGCAACAACCTCAACATTAATATTTGCTGATTTAAATTGTTTTAATAGTTGTTCACGAATGGCAATATTAATATCATTATCTTTCATTTCACCTCCTTAATATAACTCTCCTTTTCTTTAAAAACATTTAATTAATTTTGTTTTATAAATAATTTTATTGATTATAAATTAATTAAAGGGATTTTTAATTAATACACTCTTGGCGAATATAATCTTGTAACCCTAAAATTATCTGTTCTGATTGCGCAATTCGTTCTCTGAGTATCCAATAATTTCGGATAGCGGTGTCAGTAGGTCTGGCGGTGTTTGCATCAACCAAGCTGGTGGTGGAAGTGGCTGAGGCTTTAGGACACTCTGCTTTGATATACACCCGCTCAGGAGCGCGCTCACTAATATCACGCAACTGATCAATTTCTTTTTTTGCATGAACAAGTTCCTGTAAATGACGATTATCAAGTTGATTAAGCCGATTTATTCTTGATCGATAATCTTTATTCTCTGCAATCTGCTGAATAAGAGATTGATTAATATTATCGTATTCCTGTTGCAACGATTTGTTTTTATCAATTAACCAAAGCAATCCTATCCCTAAGCATAAAATCGCTATTACCATTATTTTTGATAAATAATTCATAGTAACAACCAAGCATCTTCAAACACTTTTTCTGAATAAGGTTGATAGCCAAGTTCAATATTAACAATCGCGACTGCCAAGGGAATAATGACATTTTTTAATTGTGTATTAATTGGGTTATCGGCATCAATACCAATCTCTTTTGATGCTCGACTAATATAGCCTACTGTATTATTTTCGTTAGGTGGAGCATAACGGTTAATAATCATTTTAATAGTATTTAAACCATATTTTTTCTGGTAAGTTTGTAATAATTTGTAGATAGCTCGTATTCCATATTCAGATGAAATAAATTGGCAAAAGTCTTTATCTGTTTGCTCAACGGATAATCCCTGCCATTTCGAACCATGCCGAATATTACCAGGGTTATTATTACGCTCACCTCGTGCTATTTTAGCCATTTTTAACTCCTGCTCTTCCTTTAAGGAGTTTACTCACGGAATCTACTCCGACATAGCCGATAAACACGCTGGCTAAGTAAGCAAACTCATGATTAATATTAAATAGAATTAGAATATCTTTAATAAACCAAGCAAACATTGCACACATCAGCCCATCTATAGAGGTTTTTTTCCATCCTCCGCCGTTATATAAACCTCGAAGAATAGCCATTCCTCCAGCTAGAGAGGCTGATATTCCTTGCTCTTTCATTGAAGAAAGAACGATAAATATCTGTTCCCATAGATCTGGATTTTCTTTCATTGTTTCTCATGGCTTACCTCCAATAGGAGGAACTGTAATAAATAATATACTCATCCACAGCACTTAAATTTAAGCACTGTTTTAACATGAGTATGTTTGTGTTTTATTTATCTAATTAGATAAATGGCGGATATAAAAAAAGACCACATTGTGGTCTTCAATTAAAAATAAAATTTAACAGATATCGTTAATTATCTTAGTTAAGAAAATCGAGATACAAAAAAACCCCACCGAAGTGAGGCTCTTTATATTCTGCTGTGAGGTCTTTAGATACAAATCTCTCACTGTGGGGATATAGTATGCTTTTTTTTCCTAAAGGTCAACAACTAGTTTCATCCATTTATCATAAATAATAAAATCACAATATTAATCTATAACATTTCAAATAAAAGAACTTATTATATATTATCACTCATTTCATTTATTCTAATATTATATTTAGACTCTTCAGGCATTTGCACTCTAACAGATATAAATCGACCTTTAGGAATATCAATAGGGTCACCATCGTTATATCCATTAATATTATTTTTAGCAAAATGAGGGCCATTTAAATGTGTTCGATGATATGTTTTTATATAGATAGAGCCATCCGCATTAATCTTAGAATCGATCCAAATTAAAGGTTGTTTATTGACATCCAGTGGAATTTCAATACCGCCATCAACTCCCCCCCAACCTGCATCAGCATTAAAGCCCAATACACCTTCAATAAGATATTTACCTTCTGATACTCGAGTAACCGTAACGCCTTCTGATTCATCGTTAGTTGTGAATGAACCGTCAGAGCTGATGTCGATAATTGGAGAGGCTTTTTTGTAGAAGCCGTTAGAGTCTGGTTTAGCATTACCAAGATGAAGAACCTCATAAGTCCCCACCCAATTATTATTCTCTTTGTATGTGTATAATAGTTTTTTATTCCGACCAAATAACCCCATTTGATATGATTCTGGTTGTGTTGCATGAGCTGAGATAATACCCATGTAAACAGTGCTCGGTATGTCGCTGTCAATATTTGTGGATGTATAGAATCCATTATTTTGAAAATCATTTTTTGATGATTTAACACCATCACTGCGCACATTCATTAACTCAGACCAAAAAGTCCAATTATTAACATTTCGCATTCTATACGCTAGATTTTTAGAGGATGCTTGAATTTGAAATACCTGACCAGTTCCATCAGTACCACCTCCCCGAGCGGATGATATTAATGGCCCAAAAGGATTGTAGAAATTAGCACTACTACCACCCCCTGACGCCCAAAATCCATTAGTGTCTAAGTTATTTGCATTGGTATTTTCGGCCTGAGCGGTTCCTGTTATTGCATTTAATCCAATACCATAATCACCAGCACTCAATAACTTTATCCAATCGACCCACTCGTTAGTTGATGTTCGCCTGTATGCAACACCCTCTGGAGTAATCTGCAACTGGACATTATTGCCTATATTCCCGCCGCCACGAACCATACTGAATAATGGATAATAATTATTCCAATAGTTGGTTCCATTACTACCCGGTGGTGTAGCTACACCTGTGAATTTTATATCATTTGCATTAGGGGTATGCTTATCTCCCGTGATATTTGAGCGACCCAATCCAAAATCACCAATATGAATAGTTTTTTCATCGTCCGCTTTTTTACTAATATCGCTCTGCATCTTTTTAATGCTATCGAGAGTAACAACCTCACCGTTTGGCATTTCAATTTTTGTCTGTCCTGATTCAGACATCCATTTATCCATTGCTTGAAGAAAATAAACAATATAACTATTAATAGCGACCATTGTTCTTGCTGCATCACTATTATTGCCTGATTCAGTAATATGAATTGAGAATATTGTGTTAGTTGCTGTTGCTAATGCAGGTTGTGCTAATACTAATTCAGTATCGGAATTAACAGATTTAATCAGATAGGGAACATTAGTATTTCCTATCTTAACCAAGATAATCATACCTGAATTAATTACAGGGTTATTATTTTTAAATTTAGTGCCAGTGCCTTTAACAATAGCAGACCCTGACACAATAGAGACAGCGCCTGTTGTATATATCATAAAACCTCAATATTTTTTGTTTCTATCAAATGAATAACGTTTTGTATTTGCCATGGCTACATTAATAATATAATCATTAATGCCAATACCATCACCTTCTATAACAATTTCAGCCTGTTTCGTTCCTGCGGGAACAATTACTGAATCATTTCGACTAATATGTGTTCTTTCTTCCCTATAAGAATCATCATAGTATTCAAAATAATCAAGCTCTTTACCATTAACTGTCGTTTTATATATAGATAATGAATCAGAATACGTTTCACAGGGTCCTGGAGCTATCTGTGTATAAAAAACGACATCATATGGAAGGTCTAATTTATAAATAATTTTATCAGTAAATTTTAGAACATTAGGATCTCTTTTCCCTGGTCTAATAACATTATAAATATCACCTATAATATTTTCAGCATATAGGCGGCCCTTAACTTCGCAATTATTTCCGATAACAACATTCTGTAAGGTTCCTGATGTAGCATTAATATTTCCTTTAATAGAAATATTCTGAAATTCAGCATATCCATCTTTATTAACTATCCACCCAGATACACCTTTTTTATAATTACTTGATTGGATAATATTTCCAATTTTAGCATTACTAATTGAGCCATTTTCTATATATGTATCTTTAATAAATACTTGACCATTTTTTGCATACATAAAGGCTTCCATTTTTCCATTACTTGGATTATAGAAGGCAAAATTATTTGCATTATAGCCAATATAAGACTCTAGTTTACCATTCTTAAATTCAGCACTAATGACTTGACCTGCGGCATTATACTTAACTCCATCTTTAACGATTGTTATATTAATTGAATGAGTGGCAAACCCATTACTTTTTTGATCAAACTGAGCCTGCATTTTTTGGTTAATAAGGCCAGATTGATTTTTAAATTGGGCTTGGACTTGCTCTTCTGATTTTGCCATCGCTTGATTAGTTTTACTAATAGCCTCTTTATTAATCACGACATCTGCACGAATACGACCAATATCTTTATTGCTTTCATTAACTTTACCAGCTAAATCTGTTAATTTTTTATTGGCTTCACCTAAATTTTTATTAGTATTGCTAATATTTTGATTTGCTATACCTATATTTTTAGTTACTTCGCCGATATTTTTATTCGCAATATTAAGATTATTATTTGTCGTATTAAGATTGGTATTAGTCGTATTTAATTTAGTATTTGTAGCATTAAGATTACTATTAGTACTATCAATACGGCTATTTGTTGAGGTACTTTCTGTTTTTAATTCAGTTCGTAATTCACTCGATTGCTTAGCAAAAACTTTATCTAGCTCAGTAATAGAGGTTTTAACTTCTTTAATAACGGAAGTATTTTTACCTATGGAAGAATATATTTCAGTTACTGATTGAGCCCATGCTTGACTATCTGTGGCTCTTGCATTCCATAGCTCTTTTATTCCGGCTTTATTTTCTCCATCACGTGTTAATAAATCTTTAGACAATGAAGAATTTGCATTACTTAATATCAATGCAGTTTCTGCATTCCATTCGACCGATTTACTAAGCTCTTTCCCTGCTTCAGCCGTCATAAATTGGTCACTCAATTCTTCAACTATTGCCTGTGTATTATCTTCAGCCTGTCCTTTAGCTTCAACAAAGTGCGATTTTCCATACTCGTTAATACTACGAACATAAAACCAATAGTCTCGCCCTGCTTTGAGTTGTCCTTTAGTCCAAAATTTGGCTCTACCTAAAAATTCAGCTAGTGTTTCAATATCATTAATATTATTAATGCGTTTTTCACCTGCAAACCAAAACTCAAATTCTGTATTTAAAGTGTGAGGGGAGTTAATATGTGGGATCACTTTTATTTCAAAAAAACCTGGCTCAGTACGTATAAGCGAAGGTGCAGCAGGTGCTCCTATTACCATAATAACTTTGGTTTCATCACCTAACATGCCATTGGCATCTTTTGCTCGAACTCCAACGCTATACTCACCAGCAGTAAGCCCATTAAAATAATATTCTAAATCTGCGGTGTTCTTTGTACTTACAAATTTATTATTACGATATAAATTAATATCAAATGTAATATTACGGTTTACGGTCGCAGTGATCCACGTTGCTCTTGCTTGAACTTGAGTACTATCCTCAATATAAGAAATAGAAAGTCTTTCTACTTTTGGTAAACGGATCGTATTGATAGTAGATGGGTTACCCGTAAAATCAGCACCCTCATCAACGACTTTTTCTTTTTGAGGCTCATGTTCAATACAGGTATAGTGATAATTACCTTCTGTCTCCTCAGAAATATTAATAACCCGAAATAACTGAGTTGTTAAAGTATTTTTTGAAATAGAGAAAACACCGAAATTTTGTATTCCAATAGGTTTCTCTTTTAAGGTAACAATATCTTTTTGAATATTTTCAATTTCAATTTTTGCCGATTTTCCACTAATAGAAAGATAAGAAAAGAGTCCTTTATCTTCTTTATTCCATAAAATAGGGGCATCAATTTTTATTGTAAAACCATCAAATGAAAGAACTCGTCCCCCCACTTTTTCACCAGCAAATGTATCATCAGCAACTTCAATTATATCCCCGGGAGTACAACTAATCCCTTCCCTCGCCGTAGTAAAATTAACAGTTTCAGTTTCTAATCGTTCGGTTTCTAAAATCCATTTACCCACACGATGAGCTTGCCCACGGCTTGTACAACCGAAAGCGGTGACTTTCTTAACATTTAAACTGCCAAACCTTTCAACTAACCCATCATGTTGAATAAATTCTCGCTCTTCTTCCCAACCGTTCTCAGGATTAACCCAAGAAATTTCAATTGCGTTATGTCTAGCACTCTTCGCTGTTGATGAATAATTAAATTTACCATCAATGACGTTCGAGTTTGTATAAGTCCAAACAGGATCAGAGGTTCTATCTTGTAAACAAGTAAGTTGCTGTCCATCCCATAATGGCATCCCTCTAAAGACTGAAGATAAGTCATCAAGTACTTCTTTAGCTTTACGTTGAGATGTAATGTATGCATTAAAGGTAAAGCGAGGCTCTTTACCACCAAAACCATCCGGTACAAGCTCATCGCAATAACGAGCAATTGCATATAATGCAAATTTATCGACACCAAATTGACCGATTAGAGAGCCAATTCCATAGCGCTCATTAGTGACTAAATCATAAAAAATCCAAGCGGGGTTATCAGTCCAAGCGGGTTTAAATTTACCTGTCCATATTCCATTATAATTACGTGTATTAGGATCATAATTATCAGGAACTTGAATAATCATACCTTTAATATGATAAGTTCTATTTGGCATCTCACCATATTGAGAACTGTCTATTTTCATACCAACAATTGCAGAATTTGGGTATGAAAACTTAGCATCCGTTATCTCTGTATAACTCGCCCACAAAGTGTCATTTCTTAATAGATCACTTTTACTATCTTCTGTTATACGAGAAACTCTAATTTGAAACGGTTTTTTTGTCGGTGCATTAATGATATGAGACTCAAGATATTGGCCACTGATTTTACCTGGTCCAATAGTAACTCGTTTTTCATTAACCCAACCTGAACCATCATTGACTTCAATTAGCATATCCACAGATGTATTTTCTTGGTTGCCTTTTGAATCTTGTTTGGTTAAAGATGAAACACCTAACGTTAATCTAACTCGATCCGTTTCTTTATCAGAAATAACTCGCAATATAGGTGTTTCTTGTTTTACACCGACATTGACCGACACTTCTTTTTCCACAAAAGAAAAACCTTCCAGTGGCTCTTGTGATTGAGTTCCTGATTTCCACTGAATATCAACGCCATGTATATTAGTATTACCTTTATTATCTACCACTGGCGTTTCATTAAGTAGAAAACCTTGCATCCCACCAACAGGACCTTCAATCGGCCCCTCTGAAACAAGATCTATGATATTGAGTATTTGTTTATTTTTTAAGTTGTCGTCCACCAATCTTGGTGTACTTCCCGAACCGCCACCTTTTCCCATTTACACAACCTCCATACCTTGAGAAATTACGTTAGAACCAATAACCATTTCTCCATAGCAAATAGGAACCGGATGACCCTGTCCCATTCGATTCGACAATGAATTAAAATATTTATTACTTTCTGATGAGCTACTTCCATAACTTGGTGCCGGAGGTGTTTTGGTCAGTAATCCAGCTAAACCTGAAGCTGCAACACCTATACCAGCAGCGAAAAGAGCAGTCGATGTTAATGTGCCTAAAAAAGCCCCAGGGACAAGAATTGATGCACCTATTAATGCACCTCCTGCAATTATTCCTAACCAACTTCCTGATTTAGCACCACCAATTACAGGAACAATAGTAATACAATCGCCAGATTTCAAAGGTGTGTTAAGGCCGCCAACAATACTTTGCTCAGTCATATCGTTACCTGCAATTCGAACTCTAAACTGCCCTAAGTTGATTTCTTTTTTTAAGCCTTCAATTTGATAATAAAGGCAACGTAATGCCTCACCTGCCGTATTTACTTCAAGTTCAAATTTACGTCCAAATCGGCGTAAATAGCCTGCAAACTGTAATTTGACCATTGTTCATGTCTCCATATACTGTGAGTGTATTTAAGCCAATAACCACTATATGTATCTCTCTTGCTCAATCTGTCTGGTCGATGATGTAATATTTCTTGGTTACCAATATAAAGTGCAGCATGACAAGGCTTTGATGTACCTAAACAAATTAGGATCACATCTCCTTCTTGAATATCATCAACCTGATAAAAATCTTGGTTTTGTATATTGTCTAAATACAAGTTTTGATTTGAATACCACCATTCATCATCACGTTTAAAATCAGCTAACGATATATTTGCCAAGTGATAGCTATCTCGGATAATTGAATAGCAATCTTGGAAACCATGACTGAATGTGCGACCTAAAAGTGGTGGGATAGGATTAAATTTATAAAGTTTGTTATTACAGGCTAACCACCAAGGTAAACCTGTTTTTAACTGAAATTTTCTATCACCCGAACTAAGGAAAGGTTGATAACTGGGATGACTATGCACGATGGCAATAATGTCGGCATAACATTCAGCCGTGATCCAATCATCAGGATTAATTTCAAAATAGTGAGCCGGCATTGGATGGATATTACGACAAGGAAAATAGCGATCTCCTGAAACTACGCCACATGATTCCCTCACTCCTTCCGCTTTCGCGTGAGCGATAATTTCTTTTTCGATATTAATCATGATTAACCCAGCTTATTGGCTCCTAAAAAACCACCAAATGGCATAGGTAAAGGGCGGGGATAACGTAATAAACAACCACTGAATTTTTTAGAGCAACGATCTTTCGTGAGATCAGAAGTGGCTTGATCTTTCTCATTGGCAATAGCGGGACCATCATATCCGCAATCATAACCTCTATAGCGCCAAGGGCAGATATCGGCTTGAATAACTCTAGCTGGTATCAACGCATTATCTGTTTCTGTCGGTAAAGCAAGAATATAAGTCACAAAATCAGAATCTGCATTTTCACGCTGTTCTATTAAATATTTTTGAACAACTTCTCGACTAGGATCAGCTTGAGGATTTCCATTAGGATAGTTGACTGCATCAAGATATTGCTCAAGAACTTGTCTTCTTGTCACCACAGCGCCTAACGCATCATCATAACTTTTATTTATGCTATTTAATAAACCATCTAGATTTGCAAACGTCATTTTGGGTCTATCAGAAGCACCTTGGGCCGTCATATTAAATCCCGTAACCTGTACAGGATACGGCTCATAGCGCATTCCTTGCCATATTACTGGTTGCAAGACACCATTCATACCGTCATGAAAACGATATATATCTCCACCAAACTGGCTTAAATCAATTTCATATAATTCAAGCATGGCTTTTTGTTCTATGTTAGTAACATCGATTCTCATATTTGCTGGAATATCTCTCATGCAACCACCTCTTCAAATGTACAACTAATATTCCAAACAGTATTATTAGGAGTGGTTTGCCAACTTCGACAAACAAATCGGCGTTTTGTATTGTCATCACTGGTTAACCATAGAAAAGATCTTACAGCCCCTCTTTCTTGTAAAAATAGATCTATTTTCTTGCCGATTTCGGCAGTCTTTATAAAAGAGAGTTGATACGTTTTTAATTGATTATTGATCCCATCTTTAACTCTTTGCTCATAGCCATTACCAAATTTTGCAACTTTAACTTTGGGTTCATGACTCACTTGATAACCGAACTCGGGTCGCCATATAAATTCCATTTTTCTACTCCAATAAAAAAGCCACCTTTTGGTGGCTATTAATAACGAGGATTTCCTTGTAGTGCTCCGCCTCTCAGTTCAGTTTTGAGCACATCATAAACAGTGCCTTTTACCATCTGTGTTATTTGCGTGGCTTCTTGTTGAGTAATGCCATTAGGAGCATGTACATTAAAGTTAAATTGCATATTCCCAATGCCAAAACCACCACCAGTACCAGATTGTCTATTGCTAAGAACACGTCCATTATCGCCAGGTATCATATATTGGTTACCATTACTGGCTCTAAAAATTTCTGGTAAACCACCTTCACCTACTCGGTACATGCTATTAGCGTTTACAGGACCACCATTTTTACGTCCACCAGCAATCGCTATCATCATAGGAATAGCCGCAGCTAACGCGACCATTCCCCAAGTTGCCGCAGATCCCATCGTTGCAACACTTGTAGCAGCAGCTGCGGGCGCCATTGATGATGCAATGGAACTTCCTGTGGCTGCTGCACCAGCTACAGCTTTTGCATTTGAAGCTGTTTGAGTAGCATCACTAATGATCATATTTTTAACTTGTTGCATTCCCATTTGAACAAGCGCACTAATCGCCTGGTCAACAATAGTTAATGCGACATTTTGAAAGGCATCATTCAAAGTCATCGTACCGTCTAATAGGCCTTTAATAATCCCGGTTGATTGCTGCCCTAGTGCATTTATTCCATCAGCAAGAAATTGATGTCCTTCACTTTGATTTTTCCAAATTTCCCATTGAGCGCTAATTCTTGCTTGTTCATACTGTGTATTAGCTGCATTCATCAACTCTAAACCACGTTGATTAATTTGACCTTTTTCTGTTTCAAAAGCTTCTATCAACGCGAGCTTACGAGCATGTTCATTTTCAAGTTGTTGAACAGGATCAATTTGCCCTTGAAGATTATTTTGTGGAGTTACTGCGTTATCTACTCTTATTTTTGCGATTTTTTCTATGTATTCAGCTTCAATTTCAGCTTTTTTTCTTGCTGCGATTTTAGTGAGCGAGACATCATCTTGGCTCACTCTCTCAATATCAGCTAATTCCTTATCCCGAAGTGCTTTGGCTTTAGTATATAAATCTAAATCAAGTGCTAATTGTTCATCTGCATTTTTCTGCTCAAGTGCAAATATCTTAGTAACCGTTTCTTTAGCTTTTTTAATTTGTGAAGCTGTTGCACCACTGCCTAAAGCTTGAACGGCATCATATTGTGCCATTTCTAAAGAGCTTTCTTTATACCCTTTATTTAATCTCTCAAGTTGTGCTAATTGATTATTGAGCGCATCAGATGCTGTTTTTGCGGCTTGCTGTGCTGCTTCACTTGCTATTTTACGTTGCTTTTCATTTTCTTGTTCTGCATTTCTTTCCTCATAAAGAGCCTTTAATTTAGTTGCTTCACCATCAGTAATATTTCTATCTTCTAAATCAAATCCAATTTGAAGCTCCGTTTTTTTATCTTCAGTAGCTGCTTTAGCTAATTGAATTTCTCTATTAATTTGTTTTTCTAAATCTAGCCCTTCTTTTGTTCTTTCTACTTTTAATTGTTGTGCATTAAATTTACTTTTTGCTGCTGTTGCTGATTGAATTATATTAGTTAACTTTCCAAAAACAGAATTTTCGATATTTAAATTCTTCGCGCTATCAACACTAAGCTGTATTGCTTCTTGGGCTTTTTGATTATAAGTAGCTTGTGCTTCAGATAAGTATTGAATAATAGATTCAGATTCTTTTTTCTTAGTTGATAAATCACCCTCTAATTTAATTATTTCCTTCATAGTTTTGGCTTGAGTTTCATTTAAAAAATCACGATCAAAACTCAATTCTTTGGGTTGATTTTTATACATTGTTTTTAATCTACTAAGCTCTTTCATTTGTTCTTGAATTTCTTCATTTAATAGAGCTTGTTTATCTTTTGCTACCTCAATATCTCGTGCAATTTCTTGATAAGATAATTCTTTTAATTTTCCTTTTAAATTATCAAGACTACTCACAAAATCAGTGACTTCTTGTTTAGCTTGTTCAGATTTTTGGAAAAAATAGTATATAGCTGAAGCGGCTAACATTGCGACGCCAGTGGGACCTCCTAAAAATGCCATCACATTCTTAAGTGCGCCTATTGATAGAGAAGCTGCCTTTGCAGCTATTGCTGAGTTGTTGATTGCTGTTGATTGAATTTTTGTGGCTTCCGTATGAGCAATAGCCGCATTTGTAGCCAATGTTTTTGTTGCTGTTAAATTAGCTTGTGCTGTTGCCTCAGCATTAGTTCCTCTAGCTGCAGCCAATTCAGATTCTGCCTTTACAACAGCCGCTCTCGCTGCATCTAAATCAGCCTTTGTTTTCCGAACAGTCATGTTTGCAGTGTATTCTGCTGCTTTTGCTTCTTGAAGAGTCGCTAATGTAGCTTCTCGAGCTGAGATCATATTTTGTACTTTCGTTTTTGTTGCAAGTGCTATAGCCCCCACATAACGAGAACCAAAAACGACCGCGGCAATATTTAATATATTACTCATGGTTTCAATATGATCGCTAACCAAAACAACCGAATCACCAAATAAACGTATGCCTGCTTGTACTGTTGTATTTTCTCCTAAAAATTTAGTTAAGCTATTACCCGCGATTTGCATTGATTGGGTGACAGTTTGAGTTGATTCCTCAAATGCTTTACCAATATTATCACCTTGTAGCAGTAAGCCTTTAGCGAGTACATCACTGGTTAATTGACCTTCATTAGCCATGTTTCGTAATTCACTTGCTGATACACCCAATGATTTAGAAAGAGCAACAAGTAATTGGTTTCCTTGCTCTGTCATCACATTGAAACTATCGCTACTTAAAACACCAGATGCTAAGCTTTGAGAAAACTGTGCAATTGCACTTTCAGCACCTTGTGCGGAATTACCTGAAAGTAAAAAACCTTGGCTAATAATAGTTGTAAGTTGAGCTAACTCTTCAGCTGATAGATTATAACTTCGAGCCCCTTCTTCTAGTTTTGAATAAAGTGCTGCCGTTGAGCTTAAGCTAGAACGCGATCCTTGAGCTGCGTTATAGACTCTGTCTGTAACCTCAATTAATGACTCATTAACTCTCACTGACTGAGCAAGTTTATTATTTAGATCAACCCAAGCGTCTGAATAACTGGCTACCATTGATAAAGATAATTTATTACTAAGAGAACTTGCGACTTTTGATAATGAAAACATTGATTTTTCAGTATTATTAACAACTTTCGTTGTTTTATCAAAATGACTATTTAAACTTTTTAAATGCTGTTCAACTTGACGTTGCGAAGTAAGCATCTCTCGAACATCTAATTGTATTTTATAAGCAACACTATTTTGATTTGCCATTTGAGGATCTCCAAAAATAAAAAAACCGCTCAATGGCGGATATTAGTTAGATAATTTTCTTTTTCTGCTAACTAGTCGTCGCTTACCACTAGTCAACTCATCATTACGCTTATCATCTTCTTCCATGATGGCGTTATATTCTTCTTTAGTGAAACCTTTCTCATCTGGATATTTCGCTTTTAGCATCAACTGAAATTCAGTCATAGTTAATTGCTCTGCATCATAACGAGTCATACCAAAGTGGGCTCTAGCGGCACTAATGTATTCAATAGAAAGAAAAGAATCAGAAAAATAATTTTGACTTTCATTGCGTTGTAACTGACGGATTTTTGCTTTTCCGATTACGCCATGTGTAAATAACTCTCGTGCGATCAATATGATATCTGAAATAGGCATTTTACCTTGTTTGTAAACAAGACCGCGTTTTCCAGGTTTCCATTCACCGATTATCTCATCACATTCATCGTTGCAACAAGATTGCATAACCAACATAGCAAGTTGAAGAATATTTCGGCCATAAGCTGGTTTATTAATCATTTTAAATAACCAGTCGGGTATTTTTGGGTAATTCATCGTGGCTTGACGAAGCAAATTTTGAATTTCGATACCATTTAATAATGCAAAAATATCAACAATCTGTTTAGGGTCGCCAATACGAGTCATATTGGCGAAAGATGGGCGAAAAAAATAATCTTTTTTATCAGTAGAGATAACCATCTCACCAATTTCTAGCATGGGTGTCATAAAACCTCCTAAATATTATCAAGGGTACTCGAAAGTACCCTTTGTAATATTATTCAGTTACAGACACCGAACAACTTGCACTCTTAGCACTATCTTCGGATGTTACCGTAATTACTGCATTACCAGCAGCAATACCACGAACAGTAACTATGTCATCACTTTGAGAAACAGTTGCAATATTTGTTTTATCACTAACAACAGCATAATTACCGTTAGTAGCATTTGCTGGTACAAATTTCACAATAAATGTTTTTTCTTCGTGTGTTTTAACAGATAAAGTTGTTGGCTCTAGAACAATATTTTGTACAACAATTTCTTCTTGCAACCATTCAACAGTATCAGCATCATAAACTTTAAGCTCACCAGAATAGGTAGAAATCTCTTTCGTTGGAAACTCCATCGACCATGATGTAAATGCCATATAACCTTGAACTACATCAGAACCATCACCTTTCATATCAAGCTGTACCCAATATGCAGGTTGATTATTTGTTTTTACTTCATCTAGAATTTCCTTTGCAACATCAAAGGCCGATGTAGAACCTGTCACGCCTTTCTTTTTCAGTTCACCATCGAAACTAATAGTAAAGTCTGCACCTGTAACAATTGATTCAGTTAAACCTTTTGTATCATCAGCATTCGATGTTACTGTTTCCATACCAAAATCAAATGACTTACTTGTTAAAGCGCCTAGTCGTAAGAATTGACTTTGTTCTGGCACACGATTCGGGTGTCCTTTAGCAATACGTAAAATGCCAGCATTACCCATTACTAACCCTTTGTTATCAGTATTATTCGTCATATTTTAAAACCTCTATTTTTGAAATAAAAAAAGCCACTTAAGTGGCTTATATTTAATTTACGTTTAATTTTAATATCTTCAGTTGTAGCTCTAATTTATCAACAATTAACTGAAATGATTTTCATACAAAAACACACTTTCACAGGATTTATTTTAAATCCTATTTTAATAAAGGTATTTTATGTTTTATTTATCTAACATCATGAATATATGTTAGCTAGTGAAGAGCAGATACAAAAAAACCCCACCGAAGTGAGGCTCTTTATATTCTGCTGTGAGGTCTTTAGATACAAATCTCTCACTGTGGGGATATAGTATGCTTTTTTTTCCTAAAGGTCAACAACTAGTTTCTACAAAAACAAATAAACATAGAAAATTATTACTTAACAGTCACTTCTTGAAGAATTTTTTCCGACAAAGACTCTTCTTTAAAGCATTCTTCAACTAAATGTTCAAATAACGGCTTATAGTTACTGTACGCAACAGTTTTAGAAACCCCCACTACTGTTTGTACTTGTTCTAATACTTCGCTGAATTTTAAACGAGGATACCCGCGCCCTGAACATTGATTGCAAGGTTTGAAAACAGGCATACCCTGTTTTTCGCTCTCTTTTTTATTTAAAATTTGACCACGTCCATGGCAACGGCATGCTAAACGAATTTCAGCCTTCCCTTTACATGTAGGGCAAACAACTCGAGTTGTCTCTCTCACTTCACGATAAGAGGTCTTATTTATTGGTTTAACTTTCAGCCCATCTTTAAAGTTTTGCTCAAGTCCTTTAACCGATTTTGAGGTGTAGCTTTTAGTGGTAAAAACTTCAACCTCAATAAATCCATTACTGCAATCAGGGCACGCTTTCTTACTTGCGGCACTTCTTGCGTAATCTTGAAAAGCATAATTAGCAATAATATGTAAAACTTTAGCTTTATCGTTTTCAGTTAATTTATCAATCGCTTTATATTGATAAGCTTGGGTTAATGCATATTGGTAAAGGCTTTCTATCGCTTCGCTTGGGTTACTAATATTATGTTTAGCTAAAAACAATTCTATTCCCATGCGCCCTTTTCGCGTTACTAGGCTAATTGATGTCATTACATCGGTTACTGAAAGCGAATCTACTGCTTTAACAGTTCTTACATCACTCAATACAATACTTTTGGGTGAAAAATATTTAGGTAAGTCTGCTAGTCTCATTTAATGCTCCTTTTGATTTCCTATCACTACTACTAATTGGTCATCCATGTACCACGACAAGGCATGGCATTTATGCATCTAAATCACCCGCATTTTACGGCGTTATCTCAACGTGATTTTTACTTACCACTCTTGCATTGGTTTATTTAGTTACTTTTTTGTACTTTTCATACTTTTATTAACTAATAGTTAATGCTATATTTTAACCAAAGTAACGTCAAGTAGCAAAGGAAATTAACCAATGGTTAAAAATGATAATAAAACGGAGTTCACAAAAAGGCTTCAAGAAGCTTGTTTAGATTCAGGGATTGCAGGACGTGGGTTAGGTAAAAGAATTACAGATGCACTTGCTGAACAAGGTATAAAAGTCAGTGCTCCAGCAGTATGGAAATGGCTAAACAGTGAGTCAATTCCCGATCCAACAAATATCTTAGCATTAAGTCAATGGCTCGATATTCGAGCAGAATGGTTAGAATATGGACGGGGAGCAAAAAGAAACGATGGTGTTTCGGTCAATGAGATGACACCCGTTGATGATTGGGATAATAATACACCGATAGAACGAGATGAAGTCGAGATCCCCTTCTATACTACTATTGAATTGGCTGCCGGTTTTGGAAGTTGTACCACTGATAATCAGAAGGTGGAATTATTGAGATTTTCTCGTTCTACATTTAATCGCTATGGCGTTCAACCTAGTGATGCTGTTGCTTTTAAAGTTCACGGTGACAGTATGTCCCCTGTTATTCCTGATGGTTCAATTGTCACTATCAGTACAGGACATACAAAAATTGTTGATGGCGGTATTTATGCTATTCAGCAAGGTGATCTTTTAAGAGTCAAAATTTTACATCGACTCCCCAATAACACCATTATCATCCGTAGCTATAACACTATTGATTACCCAGATGAGCGTTCTACATTAGAAGAAGTGAAAATTTTGGGACGCGTATTTAATTGGTCCGTGATGGGTTGGTAGTTTATTATAAAAAGTGGCTTTATAATATTATGGTCTAATATTTTTATAACATTGAACCATAATATTATTATTCAATAAAATCAACTTGTTAAACAATATTTTTCTTATAAAGTTCCTATTGAATTTTATTATTTTAAAAACCATAAAAAAAGTAAAAAATAAAACTTCATTCAATAGGAGAACTAAAATGACTAAACTTATAGTAACTGACTCAGATACTGAGAATAAATTTTATCCTACCAATATTTCATTTAATGCTGATGGTAATACTTACTTACTTTCCATGAGTAAGGATAAAGAATATATGACAAGAACAGTTCACCCATCAGGCAAACTGATCCGTGACCCTTTAGCTGATAGTGGTACTTTTGCATATTATTATGATTATATGAGCATTGCTTATGATGCAGTCACAGGTAAACAGTATTTATGTTGCATTTCAACAGAAAACAAATATTTTGAGCTTTTCTTAATACAAGATAGTGGAAAATTAACCTCTACAAATACGTTTAGCTTCGTTAAAGGCTTTAACCGAAGCATTGCTATATTTATCATCAACAGCAAATTCTTTGTTTATATCCAAAATGAAACAACTAAGTACTGGGAAGTGATGTCAATTAGCAAATGA